GAAACTACGTCAACTAATGGTGGTCACGAGCCACTTATTGTGAAACGCCCATCAAACAGTGACGGTACTTCAATTGCTCTACTTCAAGGGAGTCTTGAAGGAGGACGGTTGTCAGTCGTTGGAACTGGGACGGCTGTAACCCTCACCTCTCCGAATGGTGCTGGTGGTATAGGTATTGGCGGCGACCTTTTATACCCAACCAATGGCGCTGGTTCGGCAAGCGACTCATCCCAAACAATGGGGACAAGCAGCTATCGGTGGATTACGCTCTATCTAGACCAAGCACTCAACGGCTCTGACAGAAAGCTAAAACAAGACATCACAGACTTATCCGACGCCGAAAGCCGTGTCGCAGCTTCGCTAAAACCACTAATAAAAAAATATCGACTCATAAAAGAAGTCACACGAGTTGGCGACGATGCAAAGTGGCGTATTGGTGTTATCGCTCAGGATGTTGTTGACGCATTTGCCGCCGAAAATTTAGATGCTTTGGACTATGGGATGTTGACGCTTGAAGCCGATACTGATGAAAATTTCAGTCCGTTGGGAACGCAAACCTACAATGTCAACTATGTCGAGCTTCTAGCCTTCATCATTTCAGCAATTTAAGGAGAATAAAAAATGGATATAGTATCAATAGTTAATTTATTAACAACAGTAGTAACAGTAGCCTCCGTTGTGGCGGCTACTACACCTACTCCGAAAGACGACGTATGGGTAGCTAAGTTCTATAAAATTGTAGACTTACTCGCAGTAAACATTGGAAAAGCGAAGGAAAAGTAGATGGCGACAGTAAAACGAAGCAGTGTAGCATTAACGACTACAAGTGCAACAGAAGTAGGACAAGCAGGAGCAAATGGAGGGGCTTACAATATTCACATTGTGAATGTTGCTGGAACCGCTTGCACTGTTACGGTAGCGGTTAATTCAGCATCTGCAACTATTACAGATGCGGGGACAGTCATGGCAACTTATTCAGTTCCATCAAGTGGAAGCCCTACTGTTATAAAAGGTCTTGTTCTTGCAGCAGATGAGTATGTAAATGCGGAGGCTTCGCACTCAAATGTCGTTGCTCTCACTTTGAGCGGATACGACCAATAAAAAAGGGGGCTTATGCCCCCTTTCTTTTTAGTAGTTAAAAACTACTAATCCTCAAGGTCATCTTCCACACCTAGAAGGTCACGAAGTTCAAGTATAAAACTTTCTCGTGCTTTTTCAAGAATTTTCACAGTATTCTGAGCTTCTGTAAGCTGTGGAATAATTGCTTGTAGCGTTGCGAGTAACTCTTGTGTTTCTAGGTCTAAATCCTCAATTACATAGGTTTCACCTTCAAAATTGAGAATCGGCTTCTCTTCTGTTATCTCTTCGACGGCATCCTCTACTACTGGTGGAGTTGCTGGTGTCTCTGGAGCTGCAGCTCGTCTTGTTGGTTGCTTTGCCATTACTCTTTATCCTTCTACTACTGGTGAATCTTCACTTGGTTCATCAACTGGGTTCAATTCTGCACGAAGCAGGTCAGTGAAACCCCGTCGAGCAACTTCTACTTGGTCAAGCTTGGCTTTCATCTGCCCCGCCTGAGTATCCAAGTCTTGAAGTTGACTAATAATATACTTAGCAACATCCGAAAGCTCATCTACTACATAGTTTTGCTCTTCAAATGTTAATACTGGCTTTTCCTCAGCCGTTACGTTTTCGACACTCTCTGTCATTTTAAGGACTCCTTACTTAAATATATCTTGCCAGTTACCCGTAGTACTTGCACGTGCATACTCGGTGGCTCGGTTTTCAAAGAAATTGGTGTGTTCTACACCGTTTAACATGTAATCTAACCAAGGAAGAGGATTATCTTCACTTGAAAAGATTTTCTTCATACCCAATCCTAATAGGCGGCGGTCTGCAATATAGCGAATATACGCTTTTACTTCCTCCGGAGTAAGGCCAGGAACCTCTGCTCCGTCAAAACACAAGTCAATAAAAGCATCCTCTAACTCTACTGTTCGTTCTGCTGCACAGTAAATTTCATACTTCAAATCGTCGTTCCATAGGTCTGGGTTTTCTTGAATATAGGTTCGGAACAACTGCGACATACCTTCAACGTGTAATGTTTCATCACGAATCGACCATGTAACAATTTGACCCATACCTTTCATCAAGTTATGGCGAGGAAAGTTGAGTAGAATAGCAAAGCTACTAAACAACTGTACTCCTTCAGTAAATCCAGAATAAATAGCCATCGTCTTAGCGATGTTTATAGGACTATCCATTCCAAAGTTACTTAAATGCTCGTGCTTGTCGAGCATCTCCTTGTGTTCAAAGAATTTTTGGTATTCATCATCTCCAAACCCAAGTGTTTCCAAAAGTAAAGAATAAGCTTCTTGGTGTACTGCTTCCATAGCAGCAAATGCAGATAGCATCATTCTTACTTCTGGCTGCTTAAATGTAGGTAAGTAATGCTTGGCATACCCACAGCATACATCTACATCAGCCTGAGTGAAAAAACGAAAGATACTTGAAATAAGTTTCTTGTTGCCTTCCGTTAAGTTCTCTCTGTAATCCTTCAAATCATCAGCAAGATTGACTTCATCAGGAAGCCAATGCATATGCTGTTGTGATTTGTAGTGTTCAAAAGCCCAGGGGTAGTTAAAGGGCTTGTAGTATTCTCTTTCTTCTAATAGATTCAATTCAGTTTCTCCCATAAACGATTTGCCATCCCTACAACGACCCAACCGTCTAAGCCTCGGAGCACTTGGTTTTTGCTTTCCAGAAAAGCAATCGCACTCGCGCATCCTTCTATTGTATATTCAAATTTCATATTAACCTTCACAAGCAAGACAGCCATCGTCATCAATACTTTCAAATATTCTAGCTCGCAGAGCTTCGTCTGAGACTGTCTCTGCTCTCTTGTATGCTTCACTTCGTAGATAGTAAAGAGTTTTTACTCCCCGTTTCCAGGCCATCATGTGTATCAAATGAAGCTCCTGCTTTGATACATTTGCAGGAAAAAAGATATTCAAAGATTGACTTTGACAAATTTGTTCCTGTCTGTCTCCTGCCATCTCAATTACCCATCTCTGGTCAATTTCTACAGCGGTTTTGAATACGTCTTTCGTCCACTCATCCAAAAAGTCTAAGTGTTGAACCGATCCGTTATTCGTGATAATACTTTTCCATACTTCGTCGGTATCTTGTCCGAGGTCACGTAAAATATCCTCAAGATACTCGTTTTTAAGTAGACTAGAACCACTTTTAGTTTTCTGAGTAAAAGCGTTAGCCCTATAAGGCTCAATCGAAGGAGAAGTATTCCCACAGATAATACTGCTACTGGCGTTAGGAGCAATAGCAAGAAGATGAGCATTCCGCACACCATAACCTTCTCCATCAGGGCATTCGCCTCGCTCTTCAGCAAGTTGTCTGGTAGCACGTACAGCCTCCGATTTAATTCGTGAAAACATTTGCATGTTTCGTCCCTTTGCCATCGCACTCTCAAAAGGAGTGTTATGACGTTGTAGATACGCATGGAACCCCATCGCACCCAATCCCAAGCTTCGCTCTCTCATAGCACTATAAGTAGCACGAGAAAGCTGGTCTGGAGCATTTTGTATAAAATACTCAATTACATTATCTAGCATACGAACAAGGTCAGGAATGAAATCATCATTATCTTTCCACTCATCGTATTCTTCCAGATTCACACTTGATAGACAACATACTGCTGTTCTATCCTTATCTGTGGGAAGCGTAATTTCACTACACAGATTGGAGTGGTGAACACTCAAGCCAAGGTCTTGTTGAAATTCAGGCAGACCTTCATCAACCGTATCTCCGAACATTATGTAGGGCTCGCCAGTTTCTACACGGTTTTGAATAAGTTTTACCCAAAGTGTTTTGGCAGAAACAGTTTTACGAACTTTACCTGAGTGTGGGTCAATCAAGTCCCACGAATCGTCGAAACCTTCATATCTTGTTGCGTCTTCAATTACCTGCATAAATTTATCAGATAGGATGACGCCATGATGAAGATTAACAGACTTTCGGTTAATATCGCCGCCCGTAGGCTTGCGAACATCCAAAAATTCTTCCACTTCTGGATGAGAAATGTCGAGATAGGCTGCATAGCTTCCCCTTCTTGTTACGCCCTGTGAGAATGCCAACATTTCTGCGTCTACGACTTTCAGAAACGGTATTACTCCCGTGCTTTCGGAGCCATTGCTCGTTTTCGAGCCTACACTCCTGACCCCGTTCCAACATCCTCCGACCCCGCCGCCGACTGATGACAAGTAAGCATTCTCTGTGTAGTGATTCGTAATACCTTCACGGCTATCATCTACATAATTCAGAAAACAACTAATAGGCATACCTCTCTTTGTGCCACCATTCGATAGAATTGGTGTAGAGAACATAAACCATAACTTACTTGCATAGTCATAGAGGCGTTGTGCGTGAGCATCATCATCTGCAAAAGCTTTTGCGGCTCTTCCAAATGCTTGTTGTGGAGAGGTTTCTCCGTCTACAAAGTATCTATCTTCCAAAGTCTTGAGACTAAACTCGGACAGATACTTATCTCTGTTATAACTAAGCTGCATTCAATAAACTCCCTATGTCTGATATATTGTCAGACCCGATGGCTTCATCACAGTATGTGATTAAGTCCATTAACTCATAATTCTGAAGTATTTGCTCAGAATTTTCATTCAATGCCTGAATAAATTTGTATTTACTCGATATTGGGGTAGCATCATAGATACTAAAGGCATCCCCATACTCTTTGATAAGTCCCAGTGCGCGCTTCGGTCCAATACCTGGAATACCCGGCACGTTATCACCTTTATCGCCTGTAAGACATTTCAAAGAAATATATTCTTCGGGAGTTACTTCATAGTGCTCGTCCCAATTTTCCAAAGTTACTTCCTTACGTGTCACATAAGAAAATCTACTCACATTTTCTTGAATTAACAAATCCCAGTCTTTATCACTTGAGACTAGCCATATTTTGCCAAGGTTATACTTTTCTTTATGCTTTACTAAGTGCGCTGCTATATCGTCAGCCTCCACTCCTTTGTAGCGAAAAATAGGATACTTAGCTGTAAGTACTTCAAGGGAGGCTTCAAACTCCTCAAAAAACTCTTCAAACTGAATTTTTTCTTCTTCGGTTTGTTGAGCGATTTTATCTTTTCTATTCTGCTTATACTCTGGGCTAATCCCTCTCCTGTAGGAGGAAGAGCCCCAGTCTGCTGTAATTAGTACCCTGCCACAATTATATGATAGTGCCAAGGATTCTACTGTCCTTTCATACTCATAGCGGAAGTCTGTTCTTCCTTGATGCTTCCATCGAAAAGCTAAATTCAAAGCATCTACTATTAGAGTACAATCATCGGACTTTTCAAATTTTTCATTAAAACTAAAGGCCACTTATGAACTCCACTTTTTCTTTTTCTAACCAAGACTCGGCAAGCGCGACATAACAATCTAACCAAGAAATATACATATACTTTACTTTTGAAGGCTTCACTGCTGTTACTACATAGACCTTAGACCTATCATACTTGAAAAAGAGCAGAGGGTCTTGGTTTCCACCCTCTGCTTGTATCAGCAACTTTTTCCACCATCTAACTAAATTATTAGTCTTTTCTTGTGTAAATATCTTATCTGAGAGAGGAGAATCTGCATAGTTTTTTACTTCTATACAGAATAAGTTTCTTGCGTGAGGCACATACAAGTCTCCTTTCAGATACTCAAGTGCGCCAGAAGCCGGAACTCTCTCAAATTGTAGTTGTGTAAACTCACGAAGCATATCTCTTACTAGATACTCACCTCGTGCTCCTTTCGCTCTTGAATCTACCATAAATTACTTTTCTAATCCGCTTACATTGCCTTTCTTTACCACTTCTACTTTTTCGAGTAGAGGGTGAGTCCAGCCGTGTGATACTACATATGTATTCAAATCTTCACTTAATAGAACTTCTACGAGCTTCTCTCTACCACTGTCATCGAGCACATT